CAGCAGCAGATGCGCCACCAGTAGCAGTTTTAGGAGAAATTTTCTGACTGTATTCGAAAAGACCAACATGGCCACGAGCAGAATCAGAAACATCCAATGTTACAACGCTTGCAAGTGTGCAACTCGAAACTGTACCGAGGACACCAGTGCCGTCAGCATGGAAGTCTGCAGCAAGACGACGCTTCGAAGCTGAAAGCTTAGAATCCATCTCAACCTTAACAGGCTCGCCGTACTTCTCAGGAGACATAATAGCACGTTCGAAGAGGTCGTACTGAACTTCGATAGTTGCACGAATTTCTTTGAATTTAGCTGTATACTCGCTGAGGGAAGAACGGTCTGCACTTGGGAATGCAGAGTCAATTGTGCCCGGGTTAGCGTAGTTAATTGCATCTACACCGAATGCCGTGAGGAGCATAAAGCGAAGCTCACGAGCTGCGGAGTTAGATACTTTCGACCTAAGAACCATTTCCCAGTCACGGAAATCTTTAGAGATCTGATTGCGGATACCATCCGAAAACTTAATCTGAAGCAAATTACCTAATGCTGGAATATCTATGTTACTGAAACTCAAGGGATTTTTCCTTTTACACCGTTAAAATTTTGTTTGATTTACTACAGTTTTCGTGAGCCCAAAGAGGTTGCAGGTTGGTGTGATAGACCGCTCTCTTAAACTCGTCTGGATTTTCTAAGTTAAAACTAGCAAGAGGAACAATATGGTCAATATGCCATCCTGATCTTCCGTAGTTTTCCCAAGTCATTCCGGGTGAAAACTTACCTTCTAGATACTTTACAAAGAATTCTACGCTACATCCTAAATCTTCAACTGCTGAACCGGCTTTATATTTTCCTTTTATTGCCTTGTTCAATCGCTGTCTTAATAAGATTGCCATATTATAGGCCTTGTCTTCTTTACGTTTACGTTTTGCGTATTCATAATTCCGGGCAATAACCTTTTCTTTGTGTTTGCTGTAAAATTTAGCCGCCGCTTGTTTAGCATAACCTGGGTTTTCTTCTCTCCACTTACGGCTTTTCTCTTTAACTTTGGCTCTATTCTTTTCAGCATTAGCACGTCTGTAGTCTTTATAATATTGCTTACATTGTTTACTTGCTCCAACTTTGTTCCAAAATTGTGCAGTATCTGGATGTTCAGTATTACAGTGATTACAGTGTTTACTCATTTGCGCCCGCCACTCAATACCTTACTGAAGGTGGACCAATTCTTGAAAATACTGCCGGTATCACCCGACGCTATAGCCTGCTTCAACTTTTCTGCATCACTGCTTCCAGCTGAACCGGACTTAACTTTAGATTGCACATTCTCGATAGCTTCCTGCTTCTTCTGTGCTACTACCTGACTGGCTTTCTTTTGAGCCTGAGCACCAATGCGATTACGCAATGCACTAGCTACGGCTTTAAATTCTTTCTCAATCAGTTCCTGAGAAAGGTCTAATCCCTTCTCTTCATATTGTTCCAATCTCTTGAGGGAGCTATTCCATAGCATCTCATCGAATAGGTGCTCATCCTGTGCATTTCCTAAACGATCTGCAAAACGATACTTTTCGAAAACTGGATGAACTTGGGATTCCATAGAGCGAAGTTCGGCCTGCTCACGTTCCTGTTTAACTGTACTCTTAAACTCTTCATTTTCCTTGCGGATCTTTTCAAGTTCTTTACGAGTCAGTTCAGCCTGTTCCTGCGCCTTCATGGTCTGCAGTTCTTCTGGACTTGCATTTCTTAGGAATTCACGCTTATCAATTTCCTTATTGATTAGCTCCTGAAATGTTCCCTGACGGCCACTCAATGTGTCGATCAGATGTTCGTGACCTTTCTGGAAAGCTTCTTCCAAACGTCCCCAATCTGATTCTCTTTCCTTGAGCTTTGTCTCCAGTTCTTTACGAGAATGGATCTCACGATCCCGTTCTGCTTGGAACTTTCTCATACCCGCAGCCGCAGCAGCCATCTTCTTGATTTGCTCACGATCGGAGTAGTCGATTTCTAATTTACGCTTACGGCCCGTCTCATCTGTTACAGTGATTACTTCCTTCTCGCCAGATACCTTGGAGGTGGCTTCAGCTTTGCTACTAGCCTTAGTAGCTTTGACTGTCTCCGAAGGGTCCTGAAGGGTGTCTCCACCTTCTCCTTCTAATTCGATTCCATCTTGCGTGGATTCTTCGGCCCGAATCACAGTATCATCGTCCTCTGATGCACTGCTTAGTGTTCCGAAGTCGGCCACTAATTGCGTATCCCCGAAAGCATCCGCAAATTTATTAGCCCCTGAAGCGCCCGTGTCACTTGAACTCATTGCACATTTCTCCCTGCCGTCCCGTCGCAGTGGATAGGGATAGGCTATTGGATGTTTTGTCTCCGAACATTTCGGTGACTTGTACTTACAGTACAACTACTTATGTGCGCTGTCAATAAGTTATACACTGTGTCTATAAAAAAGTCAACGGAGTATATAAAATATGGTCTTCCCCGGAAAATCACTAGGTTACGTAATTATAAGTTACTTATTGTTGTTACGGTTTGAATACTCTATTACCAGATCTGGGAGGTACACGTTGCAAATGTACCCACCCCTTAGTATGTGCTGGGTCTTCCATCCACAAGCCAAATTCTTCTAGCAATTTCAAATTGTTAAGGCAGTATTCCGCCAGTTTTCCGTCACGATCTGCAAAGTCCACAGCTAAGCATGCCATATGATTTGACTTTTTAGCTGCCCCGGGAATAGTAGCATTAATAGCGGCAGGTCTATATCCGGAACTAATAATCATTGGCTTGCCGTAGGCGGCCCTAAGTTTATTTACAGCCTGTAGTAATTTTTTTAAATTAACTTCCATTAACCCAGTAAGGGGGGCCTGCTTATCTCGGCCCATTAAAATTTCGTCACGAGTAATCATAATGTCAGTTATAAATTCCAGTATGTTTGTATATTGCTAACTTACTATCCCGGTATTGGTGCGGGCGGAGGTGAAGCCATTCCTGCTGCTGGTCCCGGAGGTGCCGGTTCCGCTGCTGCACCCGATGCTCCCTCTTGAGCAGCTACTGCAGCTCTATCCTTATTATGTTGCTTTAGTAATACTTTAGATTCTGCAGGTAGGGCGGTAAATTCCTGTGTCATGAAATATCTAAGGGCCCATGCAATCATGTTCTCATGATCCATCTGTTCTTCGGGAGCAATATAAATTCCCGTACCAATCATTTCATCGAAGATTTCTTTCTGACGATGTCCTGCCAATTCAAAAGAATCGAAGATACCTTCCATATCATTCATGCGAAGTTTCTTAATTAGGATACGGCTATCAATTCCTGCTTTTTCGAACAGCGGTTGTAGAGTTAGAATTTGTTGCTGACGAGTAATTGGATCTAGGGATAGAGTCGTACCATATTCTCCTACAACATCGAAACCTCCGTCAATATCCATACCCTTTACGTCAGTAGCTTCCAGTGCTTGCTCTTTGCCTAGAACATGAATAGTGCGGCCAATTGACCAATGTTTTCTTATAAGATTTAGAAAAGCTTTGTATACAGATTCTACGCAATTTACATACTTATTAAAAAGCCTGTGGCGAATCATGTTACCTTGGTTAGTCGCATACTGCATGGATGCGCCAGACTGTTCCCGAGACTGTTGACCAAACATAGACTCATTTACACCCATTACATCATTAATGCCTTGGATATAGTTATTACGTTCAGAAGATAATTCAGGTAGCAATTGTGGAGCAGACATATAGTAGGGAGGTTGATTGCCTGTAATCTTTACAATGTCCCAAGGAGAGTTACCTAGTGCGTCCTCAGAAATCTCTGCAGATTCTGGAAGAATCATACGAGCTGCACCGTGCGCCTGAATATTATCCAAACGATTAGCATCTAGGCGGTTAAGGTTATTTTGCAACGTCATAGAATATTCTACTGCAGACTTGCCCCAGATAGTATTAGGTACGTCTAGATCGCTTACAATATGGTAAGGAAGTCCAGCCTGCTCTGGCAGGCGGGCAATCTTTGCTTGTTTTACTTCGTCTGGAAGTTCACTTAATTCTATACGAGACGCTGCTCCAGCCCTGCGAAAACGGAAAGGGCTTGGACGTGGGGACTCAATGATTTCTCCGGAAACTGTAGTAATACAGTAACGGCCTAAATATCCATTAGTTGGTAGCCCGGTTTCCCAATACTCTAATAGCTCTACAGAGTTGTAATGTACATCTCTAAGTTCAGTCTGTTGCCCTGTGCTCGTCGGAGTCTTCTCCTGAACTCGAGCTTCTTCCAATTCATCACGTTTGTCGGGCCAGCGTTGGATGGCCTCGTCGATGTCGATGTAGATACGTTCAATAACCCATTTGACACTGTCCCAACTTCTGGCATCCGGGTCCATGAAGATGTTCCATGTAGAAGGAATAGCAACATCAATGTCGCCTTCCAGTGTAAGTTCGCCTGTTTCAAGATTTGCCTCAAGGATATCTCCCTGCGAAGAATCCCATACAGTCTTGATAAATCCTGTACCATAGACGAGTGCCATAAGGTTACATTGGTCAAATTTTTCTTGAAGATTATATTTACGTAAAGCCCAGCGCACAATACGGTCGGCAGCATCTGCTTTTCTCTGGTCATCCTGATCCGATGTCTGTGGTCGGATGGCGACAATAGGTGGGTTAGAGGACATCTGTGCATGAATAAAACGAATGTTTTTCATTACATAGCTAGTAGATACATCTGCATTAGATTGATCAATATTCGAAAGAACTTCCGTAAGAGGAAAGTCCATTGTCATATTTGTAGATAGAGAATTTCTTGTACCTAGAGAAGAATAAACAGTTCGTTCATTCTGACGCCAGATAGCTTCGTGGACAGAACGATCCCTTGTAGCATTAGAAAACCTTTTAAGGATTTCCTGCCTAGCCTTGTCATCATTCCAGATACTAATCTTTAGAGACACGGATTATTCTCCCTCTTCTTCAACCCCGTGCATGCCATATTTCTGCAGCACCGGGTCTATCATTTCCATTAAGTTTTTGCTCCGTGCATCTTTGCGTGGCCTAAGTTCCCTAGCCAGCTTATTTAACAGTTTCCATTCTACATAAGAATCATGTCCGGAGTCAATCATTTCTATAGCTTGTCTGACTTCTTCTTCAATTGAAGTGTCTGATTTTTCTATGGATTTATTTTTACTAGGAGCCGGTGGCTCTGTTTGTAACATTATTTGAATTTTCATATACTGTTTATCCTAGCTTATTTACGCATATTTATTTTATATGCCGGTTGAACCGCCACATATGCATAAGTAACTTATAATTACGTTTTCGTTCCTTAATACCACGCCAAGTAATAAGAAAGTTAATGGGCATAAGAATAGTAAGAATATATAACCAGACTATTTCCACATGCTTCCCCTACGAATTCTTATTGGTTTAGAATGTCTCTTTGGAGCAACTGCTTGTTCTTCCAGCTTTTTTCTTCGGTCATTAGCTTGTAACAAGTTAGCATACCATTGGTCTAATGTAAAGGACTGAAGTTTTTTCTCCGGAGGAGGTAGAATATCCTTAGCGTACTGACTAGAATCTAATAGATGATAGGAACTGGA